AGAAGGAGTAAACATTGGCAGGATTTCTAAGACATACAAGTTGTGATTCTTGTGGAAGCTCAGATGGTAAAGCAGAATACGATGATGGAAGTAGTCATTGTTTTGTTTGTTTGAAGACAGTGCCTTCTGACGAATGGATTGACTCTCAATCTGACTCACCAAATAAGAGCTACACAAAGAATAAAGTAAAAGTTAACACCAAAGTAAAGGACAAAATAGTGATTGATGAAAAGAAAGTAAGTAAGGCTTGTATTACTCCAGAGGAATCTCAAGAAGTTAAAGATAAGACTTCTATGAGTGGTAATAACTACCGTGGTATTAGTGATGCTGTTTTGAAGTTCTATGGATGCCGAACTGAGTTTGAGGACGAAGATGAATCTGAAGTAAAAGCTCGTTACTACCCAATTACTATTCAAGATAAACTAAGTGGTTGGAAAGTACGTGAGCATCCTAAATCATTTTATGCTATTGGAAATACAGGTAATGATTGTGACTTGTATGGTGCATTTCGCTTCCGTTCAGGTGGTAAATATCTATTGATTTGCGAAGGCGAGTCCGATGCTCATGCATCTTACCAAATGTTCAAAGAATATTCAGAGTCAAAAGGTAGTGACTTTATTACTGCTGTAGTTAGCATTACAACAGGTGCTGGTAATCCAGCAAAACAACTAGCTACTAATTATGAATTCCTATCACTATTTGATAACATTGTACTTGGATTTGATTCGGATGAACCCGGTAAGAAAGCAATCGACAAGGCTATTACAGCACTACCAAAGGGGCACGTTAAAATCTGTACTTGGAGTAAGTGTAAAGACCCAAATGAATATCTACTGAAAGGTCAGCAAAAGCAGTTTATTTCTGACTTTTATAATGCTAAAACCTATGTCCCTACTGGTGTTATGGCTAGTACAGATTTATACGACAAAATCATTGAACAGGCTAATGTTGCTAAAGTACCATTCCCTCCATTCTTGAAAACTCTTGAGACAATGATTGGTGGTGGGTTAATTCTGGGGCACGCCTATAACATTGGTGCGATGACCTCCATTGGTAAAACAGCAGTGGTGAATGAATTGGTCTATTGGTGGATTTATAACAGTCCACACCTTGTTGGTATTGTTTCAATGGAGTTGAATAGTGGTCAATATGGTGAAGCTATTTTGTCTCGCCACTTACAGACTAAGTTAGCTAGATTGGACGTTAAAGAAAAGATGATACAATTGGAGTCTGATTCTATCCGACAAAAAGGGAAAGAATTATTCACCAAAGAGGATGGTACACCAAGGTTCTATTTAGTTGATGATCGTGATGGTTCTACTGAGCAAATCCAAGATGTGATTGAACAAATGGTAATCTCATCTGGTGTTAAAATTATTGTGATTGACCCATTACAAGACATCATTGGTAATCTATCAAATGAAGAACAAGGTGTGTTTATGACTTGGGTGAAAAGTATGATCAAGTCTCATAACGTGAGTTTTGTTTTAATCAATCACTTGAGAAAGAAATCAGGTGGGGATACATCTATCAAAGTAAGTGAGTCAGACATTATGGGCTCAAGTACAATCATGAAATCAGCTAGTGTAAACATTTTGCTGGCGCGAGACAAAGAGGCAGAAGATGAAATAGAACGCAATACAACTTATGTTACACTACCTAAGTCACGCCTGACAGGAGATACTGGACCTGCTGGTAAGATTTACTATGATAAGTACACACACGTAATGCATGATTTTGATGAGTATTTCGGTAATACCACCGGAAATCAGACAATGAATGCACAAGTTAAACAACCTAAACTAATTGAATTTTAAATAAGGAAAACATGAACTATATTGAAGGTGATTGGATTTACGATCTTGAAACATATCCTAATTGTTTCACTTTCTGTATAGTTCGTGCTGATGGAAAACACAATCGAGTATTTGAAGTTAGTTCTCGTAAAAATGAAACAGAACTTATTTTGAATTGCCTACGTTGGTTGAAAACAAATAATCAGCGCATGATAGGATTCAACAATTTAGGATTTGATTATCCAATTCTTCACGCTTTGATGCTTGAATCAGCTAAGTCAAAAGCTAATAATTTAGAACTTAATTTGAATGCTAGGTTCTTTTATAAGTTAGCACAAAAGCAGATTGATTCATTCAAAGGTGATGGCTTCGGTCATACAATTAAGCAAGCTGATATTCTTGTTAAACAAGTTGATTTATATAAGATTCATCACTTTGATAATAAAGCAAGAAGTACCAGTCTGAAGATGCTTGAATTTAACATGAGGTCGGACAACATTGAGGATTTACCTTTTCCTGTAGGTAAGAACTTGACTGATTCTGAAATTGATACATTAATCAAGTACAACAAACATGACGTAAAAATGACACTTGACTTTTATAAGCAATCTGTTGAGGCGTTGCTATTTCGTACTGACTTGAGTGCTAAATACGGAATTGACTTTACCAACCATAATGATACTAAAATTGGTAAGGATTATTTCATTACTAGGCTTGAAACAGAAATACCCGGAAGTTGTTATAAAATTGTGAATGGTAAACGTAAGATTAACCAAACTATTCGTTCTAAGATCAAGATCAAAGAATGCTTATTTAATTATTACAATTACACACGTCCTGAATTCATAGCTGTACATGAGTGGTTTGCCAATCAAACTATTACAGAAACAAATGGAGTATTTAGTGACATTGAAGAACACTTACTTGGTGACGTGTCTAAGTATGCTGTGTTGACAATCAAGAAAAAGAAGTTCAAGACTAAACCAACGGATAATGAAATACAAGATTTTAACAAAGAGCATCCTATGGGTTGGATTGAAGCTGAAGACTTGAAAGCCACTGAGTATCTACTAGACCAAGACGGTAGTCATGTAATGATCCCTGTATTGGATGAACATGGAAACATTGACATAAAGAAAAAGCCTAAGAAAGCCCGAACATTTAAGAAGTCTTACTGGGGTTGTTACAATGTTGCTGACACTTTGAATGTAGTAGTAAACGGCTTCAGATTTGACTTTGGTACTGGTGGGATACATGGTAGTGTAGAATCAAAAGTCATAAATTCAGATGAAGACAATCTACTCATTGATGCAGATGTGAGTTCTATGTATCCTAACTTAGCTATCTCTAATCGAGTGTACCCATTACACCTTACTGAGAAATTCTGTGATATTTACTCAGATGTGTATGAACAGCGTAAGAGCTTTGCCAAGGGAACACCTGAAAATGCTGTTATGAAACTTGCATTGAATGGAACATACGGTGAGACTGCTAACCAATTCAGCCCATTGTTCGATCCTATGTTTACGATGGCTATTACTATCAATGGACAACTATCCCTTTGCTTATTAGCAGAACAGTTATTGTGCATTGAAGGACTTGTTGTTGTTCAAGCAAACACTGATGGTTTAACTTGTAGGTTTCCAAAAGAGCATAAAGATTTGTATTATTCAATCTGTGAACAATGGCAAAAACAAGTCAAATTAGAATTAGAATATGCTGACTACAAAACGATGTATATTCGTGATGTGAATAACTACATTGCTGTTTATACAAATGGTAAAGTGAAACGCAAAGGAGCATATCAATATGAAGGACTCGGATGGCATCAAAACCACTCTGCATTAGTTGTTCAGAAAGCTGTAGAGGCTTATTTTATCAAAGGTATCCCTGTTGCTAGTTTTATTAAGTACCATGAGAATAAATGGGATTTCATGCTTAGAACAAAAGTACCACGTAGTTCTAGGTTGGTTATGGTATTAGATGATGGAACAGAAGTCCCACAACAGAATATCTGTAGGTATTATCCTTGTAAGTTAGGTGGTAAATTAGTTAAGATCATGCCCCCGCTTGAAGGAAATACCGAGGAGCGTTACTTGTCTATTGATAAAGAGTACAGCGTAAAAACTTGTAATGACATTAAAGATTTTGAAGATGATGTAGATTACGACTATTATATAGATGAAGCAAATAAGCTATTGATTGAATAATGTTTACTTATTCTTTCGTCTGCTATTGACTTATGTTATCCTAGTCTGGTACAATCCTACTTGTATCAACAATAAGGAGAATTATGCAGATTGAATGGAAAGATGTTTATTACGAAGGAGTTAAATTAAATAAACAAGTATCAAACACAGGAAAAATGAGGAAGTCTGATGGGACTGAGATGACAATATCTGACAACGGAGCAGGTTATATGTCTTTCAGTTTCTATTCGTTTAAAAGAGATGGCAAATGGGTACAAATACGAAAGTACGCCCACAGATTAGTTGCTGAATACTTTATACCTAACCCAGATAACCTACCTCAAGTGAACCATAAGGACTTTGACAAGAGTAATAACTCAGTTGAAAATCTTGAGTGGTCAACTAGATCAGAAAATATCAATCACTCTCATGCGGGTGGGAGAATGCAGAAACGATACGAAGTTGGTGCTGTTGTTATTCTTACAGTAGATGAAGTAAAAGAGTGCTATACTCGTATTAAGAGAGGTGAAGGTGTTGCTGTAGTTGCGAGAAGTATGAATAAAGGTCGAACAACAATCAGCAGCATTGTTAATAAAAGAAGTCGGAGAGACATAACAGACTTAATTGACAAACAAATCATGCTACAATAACTTAACTTAGAAAGAGAGACGGAAGATTTAAATCTTCCTTTAAACTAAATGACAAACGCTAAAACAGAATTCCTTGAACATATCACCACAGAGACAGGCAATCGTACTGTACGTTGTGCTATTGTTACGAATACATACGACAGTTCAAATCCACATGAACGTAAGCTGAATCCAGCAATCATCCTTCCTGTTGGTTACACATCAGAAGACTTAGATATGTTCTTAGAGCAGATCAACTTTGATTACAACAGTAGCTATGGTACTCAGTATGTCTTTGGAACAATCTGGTACACTGCTGGTGTTACTTGGAGTTCTCGTGGCGTAGACGATGGCTCTGAGTGGTGGGACTTCAATGAGGTTCCTGCTATTCCAGAGTACTTGATGGGTGATACCAGTACTAAACTTTAAAATAAAGGAGCCTTAAATGCTAATTACTTTTCTAACAACATTTGCTATAATCTATACATTGTTCTTTGCTTTACGACACTGGGTTACTGGGCTCAACCTAAAACGTTACCATGAAATTGGTATCGAAGCTAAATCAACGATTCATATTCTGGAGTACGTTGGTTTTCTATTGAGTTTTTCATTCTTGATTTCTGTTTATATCTCTTAACTAAAGGAAGGAACCCAAATGATCTCTAAAATTATTACTATTCACGACAAACAATACAAGCTTGAACAGGAAGAGTGTAAGTATAGCTGTAAGGGTTGTGCGTTCTACTCTGAACGTGACGTGGACTGCCTTGCAGATGACACAACAAGTGACCGATGTGTCTTGGAAAGCGTAATCTTCACAGAAGTACAAACTCAACCTGCTTCAGAAGAGGAACAAAAGTACACCTTGAAAGAGCTTATTGATAAACTCAATAATCTTGGTTTCTCTACAAACGGACTTGAATATTTGCTTGAACTTACTGAACAAGAGAAACTACAAGAAGACCCAGAGTACGATAAGTTCCTTGAGCTAAAAGAAAAGTTCAAATCATTGTCTTAAACTGCCTTAATACTAGATTTAACTGGTATAATTACTGCAGGCCAATAGCTTAGTGTTCCAAAGCCCTTACCTCATAAGTAAGTTATCGTAGGTTAGAATCCCACTTGGTCTACCATTTTCCAAGAGTTGTTAGTCTCTTTTAAAACTAACGCATAATTAACTTTACCAACCTTATATCTAAAGGACTTACAAAATGGCTTTTAAACCAAAGAACGCAAACTCAACATCTCAATTCAAAGATGAGAACTTCAACAATCCAGTACCTCGTGGTGGCTCACGTAAAGC